TAAAAATAGATGCGAACGGTAATAAATATTGGGACGCTCAAGGTTTTAAGATTAAGAATGTAGGGGACCCTGAACACTCACAAGATGCTGCTACTAAAAACTATGTGGACGGTACTGTATCGTCTATCGCTTTAGGTGTTGGATTAGTTCCTGACTTCAATAAGTTCACAGGCACAGGCACAGAGACCAGCTTTAATCTTTCATTTACTACCAACGGCATTGCTTCTTCTGCTATACTTGTAACCATTGACGGTGCAGTACAAGACCCTAGTGACTATACAATAGTCGGGGGAATATCAGCCGGAGCGGATGAAGTACAATTTGTTACACCTCCCCCATTAAACTCAGAGATACTTGTTATCGAGCGTGGGTATAAAACTAAAAGAGAAATACCCGATGAGTACGATTGGGGAAGTGTAGTAGGAGACACAGTTACCGCTACTTATACATACGGTAAAATCGCTTAAAATATTAAACACATAAAAAAATAAAATAAAATGGCTATATCGGTACAATTAAGAAGAGGAACCTCGACCCAAAACAGCTCTTTTACGGGGTCTGTCGGAGAAGTTGTTTACACCACAGATACTAAAGATTTATATGTTCACGACGGGACGACACAAGGCGGAAAGCTCGTCGGCGGAGGGGCTGCAAGTATAGCTGACGGCTCGTTGACTGTTGCTAAAATGTCGTGGCTCGGAACCGTTGACGAAGCTCAAAATAGTACTACTAGTATATTATCCAAACAATCGGACGGTGATTACGATAGCGTCACTCCAAGCGGTGACGTTTCAATGTCTCAAGCAGGTTTATTTACTATAGCAACGGATGCTGTTACTACAGGAAAGATAGACGACGAGGCAGTCACAGCTGCAAAACTAGCAGCAGACACCGGATACCAAGTTTCATTAGGGAACGTATCCATAGACTTCGGATTAATCGCATAATATTACCATGGCAAACATACAAGTAAAACTTAGAAGAGGGACTGAAGCCGAGCACGACACGACTAGCGGTGGGTTTACCGGAGCGGAAGGCGAAGTAACAGTAGATACCACAAACGATACTCTTAGAGTACACGACGGGTCAACTGTTGGTGGTGTTCGTTTAGCGAAGCACAGTGAATTATCAGCTGGAGGTGGAGGTACAGTAACTTCAGTAGGAACCGGTGCAGGACTGTCAGGTGGCCCTATTACTACAAGTGGTACACTTAGTTTAGCGACTATTCCAAATATGAAGGTACTAGGAAACACAGCCGGGTTTAATACCTTTCCAACCTCGGTTTCTATATTGGATGAGGATGATATGGCATCTGATTCAGATACTGAACTTGCTACGCAACAAAGCATTAAAGCGTATGTGGATAGTCAGGCTGGTGGTATTCCAAGTAGTAAAAGATTCGTCAGCGGGGCGACAGTATTTCCCACTACCAATACAACAACAAGTTGGACACACTCTTTAGGGCAGATACCTGATATTATACATTTGATATTGAGGTGTACAACAATAGAAGGCGGCTACAGCGTTGGCGATGAAGTCCAATTTACAACTGTTTCTACAGCGGGTGGTAGGGCGACTTTACACGCGGATTCAAGCAGCATTTACTTAGCTTATTATATCAATGCTGCTAGTCCTTTTTATTTAGATACTAAAAATGCTACTAACAGTGCTTTCTATGCTGATCCCGCTAAATGGAGAATCATAATTAGAGCATTCGTTTTTTAATAATCGATGATCGACTCCTTTGCAGACTTTATTAACACCTTTGTTGTTGTCGCTTTCGGCGTGATCGGGTGGATTATCAAACGCATAGTTCAACGCTTAGACATTGGTGATAAACGACTTACGAAAATAGAGGTGGAGTTAGCTGCACAGAGAGAGCGGGATGCTGCCGTTGAAAGCAGGATTGCTAAAGTAGAACAAGCTATCAATGAGATGCACAACAAGATCGACCGTATGATGGAAATATTAATAAAGAAGTAGACGATGAAGAAAAAGAAACCCGGACTGTATTATAACATGAATAAGCGTAAAGCTTTAGGTATCAGTAGAAGCAAAAGTAAATCTACAGTCAGTGCTAAAGCTTACGCTAATATGAAGCGTGGGTTTAAGAAGCCCTAACAATTAGTGGCTAGACCGTACAGAAGACCTCGTGTTGTTAGACCGAGTCCATTAATCGCTCAATACAATACACTTGGAGCAGTGGCTGCTAGTGGTGTTACGGAAGCGGTAACTACAGCAACGGCTGCTAAAGCAGTGACAGATTCCATTACATCTGACCCTGACATCATCGGGTTAAGTGGAGGTGACGCACCGTTGAGTGACCCACAGATCGATTCTTTAGGAGCTACCGCTAGTGATAACTTAGATGTTTACGAAGGAGGAGGAGCATAAATGGCTACATTCAGTAAAAGGATACAACTTAGAAGGGATACCCCTAGCAACTGGGCGTCCACTAACCCCGTACTTTTAGAAGGTGAGATAGGACTTGAGTTGGATAGCAGTCGTAACAGGATGAAGATCGGAAACGGGACGGATGCTTGGAACGATTTACCGTACTTCTTAGATGCACACGAGGAGGAAGTTGGTGATTATCAAGACTTTATAGATGGATTAAATACACCGTAACGAGAGATGAGCAGTTTACTTACACAGTTAGGTCAGAAGGTTAAAGCCAAGCTTGATAATAAGTTAAATACATCAGGTGGTACAGTTAGCGGTGACCTTACTATATCCCAACTGTTACAAGTAGGATCGTATACGGCTTCCAGTTTACCGTCTAGTGGTACTGCTGGTAGAGTAGCTTATGTATCAGACGGAGACGGTGGAAGTCCTTGTTTAGCAATAGATAACGGAACTGAATGGTTAATAAGTAGTCTAGGAACTGCCATACCGCAAGCGATACACATTACAGATGAGCTTGGTAATTCGCTACTTACAGAAGCTGGTGACATTCTAATTGCAGACGCTTGACACCTATAAACTGAACTTATACTCTTTATTCACACAAATTAACCTCAAACAGAAAGTATATATATTATGTCTAGTTTGCTTACCCAATTGGGTCAAAAAACAAAAGTAGAGCTTGATAAGAAGCTTGCCCTCGCAGGTGGAACAATGACTGGGGCTTTGACCCTCAGTGGTGCTCCTACCTCTTCCCTTCACGCCGCTACCAAAGCATACGTTGATTCAGTATCTTCAACTGCTTCTGGTCTTCAAACTGAACTTGACGCTACTCAAGCTGGTGCTGGTCTTGGTGCTAACGGTGCTTACACAGCTAACGGTTCTGCCAACTACATCAGTTCGGTAACGACTCTGCAAGCAGCTGACAACGCTCTTGACGCACAGATCAAAACCAATGCTGACGCTATCGCTTCCAATGACTCCGACATTTCTTCGTTGCAGTCTAGCGTATCCACCAACTCCAGCGACATCAGCTCCCTTCAATCGGAAGTTAATGCTACTCAGTCTGGTGCTGGTTTAGGTGCTGACGGATCGTACACCGCTAATGGTAGTGCTAACTACATCAGTTCTGTTGCTTCACTTCAAGCTGCTGATAATGCTCTTGATACACAACTGAAAGCTGTTGCTGACGCTGTCTCTTCTAATGATTCGGACATCAGCACTCTTCAAAGCAATGTATCCAGCAACGACACTGACATCTCTAATCTGCAAACTCAAGCTGGTTCCCTCGCTGCCGACGGTAACTCTGCTTCGTTCAGCGGAAATATCAGTGCTGCTAATGCTACGTTCTCCGGCAACTTGACTGTTAATGGTACGACCACTTCGGTTAACACCACCAACATCGACGTTACTGACAGCATTATGAACCTTTCTAAAGGTGCTGGTTCCGGAACAAATGCTTCTAATGACGGTGGTTTCATCGTTGAGCGTGGTTCTTCCGAAAGCAATGTTGCATTCATCTGGGACGAAGGAGACGACAAGTTCAAAGTTCTCTCAACCTCCGCAACTGCTGCTGCTACTGACATCTCCTCGACTGACGGATCGGCTACTGCCGCTAAGTTTGACGCTGACCTCTACCATAACGGTACTGAGTTAGGAACAGTCGCTGAGTTCGAAGCTGCTTTAAGTT